AGAAGTAGTGTAAAATATCATAATTTGGTTGCTGATCAAAAAGCAGTTTGGTTGAAGAAGCATGGAATTGCATACAAAATAAATGTAGTCCGAAATAGAAAAATGAAGGCCGAATATGCAGCATCGAATATCATTTTAATCGATGATACTCATGATGTAATTGAAGCCTTCGATAAAGCCGGCGGAATTGGTATTCTCCACAAGAAGTCGGCTGAAACACTGCAAACTCTAGATGGTCTTTTTCAGATCACTAAATAAGCAGTATATTATGTTACTGTGGATAAAGCGTTAATAAAACAACATACATCGTTAATACGAAAGGTAATAAAATGAGTTCATTTGCAAATCTAAAGCGTAATCGTAGTTCAATTGAGAAACTGTCCAAGGCAATTCAGGACACAACTAAGACTGCTGAATCTGGTTCAAAGGATGACACAAGGTTTTGGCAGCCAACAGTAGATAAGGCAGGTAACGGAATGGCAGTTATTCGTTTTCTTCCTGCACCTGCTGCTGATGGTGATGATGCTCTTCCATGGGTTCGTGTATTCAATCATGGGTTTCAAGGACCTGGTGGTTGGTATATTGAAAACTCAAGAACTACTCTTAATGATAAAGATCCAGTTTCAGAGTTTAATTCAACTCTATGGAATTCTGGTATTGAAGCAAACAAAGAAATTGCTCGGAAGCAAAAGCGCAGGCTGACTTATATCTCAAATATTCTGGTTGTTTCTGATCCGAGTAATCCTGAGAATGATGGTCAAATCAGACTCTATAAGTTTGGTAAGAAAATCTTTGATAAGGTCACAGAGGCAATGAATCCTGAATTTGCTGATGAAACACCTGTCAACCCATTTGATATGTGGGAAGGTGCTAATTTCAAACTGAAGATTCGGAATGTGGAAAGTTATCGCAATTACGATAAATCTGAATTTGCTGCTAAGTCTGCACTTCTTGATGGTGATGATGATAAACTTGAAGCACTTTGGAAGAAGGAATATTCACTGAAGGAATTCACTGATCCTTCTAACTTCAAGTCTTATGAAGTTCTAAAGGCTAAACTAGATAAGGTTCTTGGTCTTACTGGTTCAGTTAATAAGTCAAGGGCTGAAGATACTATTCTTTCCAAATTTAAGAAAGATGATGAAGAAATTCTTGAGACAGCAGGTGCATCTTCAGATGAAGATGGTGATCTTGATTATTTCAAGTCTTTGGCAGAGAAAGCGTAACCTAACTGTGTCAATTCAAACCCCGCTTCGGCGGGGTTTTTTGTTATGCAAATATGGAACTATTAAAGAATTTCTTTGCGAGTTCATTATCATAGACACTTGCTGCGGCCATATTTCCACCACCTCCACCTGATGACATATTATTTGTTACCGGTGCATTGACGATAGTTGGTGCACCGAATGCTATTGTTGATGCTGTTCCAACGGATGCAGCGGCTAATGCTCCACCGGATACTTTAGGTGATGAAACTTCAGGAGTTGATGGTATATTGGATGCTACGGGTATATTGCCGCCTGTTAAAGCAGTCTGTATTTGTTGAGTACTTATACTTGCAGCATTGTTTCCTTTACCTGCATAATAAGATTTTCCTGTAGATGGATCAGCAATTGCAGCAAATTCTTGTGATAGTGCTAGTTGTGTTTTAACTGGATCACCACCGCCTTGTTTTAATCTTTGGTTAATTAATGCTGAGCCAAGTTTATCTTGGGTACTAGCATCAAATAGATCATCTCCTTTTACTCCAGTTGAACCATATTTACCAGATAATAATCCTAAAAGAGTTTTCGGTATAATTTGATATCTACCTGCTGCAAATATTTTTCCATCAGATTGTGCTTTTAAAACATCATTAATCGTCATCTTCGTTAAACCTGGGTATCCACCTGGCAAATCCCCTGCATTTCCTTTATTGGCAGCCTCATATCCCATTCTACCACCTTCAGCATTTCCTATAAGATTTAATAAATTCTCTGTATTAGGAACAATACTTCCTGATGAACTTGCTGCTGGTGTTGGTGTAGTAGATGATGCAGCACTCACACCACCTGTTGTTGTTTTTTGAGGTGATGTAGTTGGTGCTGGCATAGGATTCCCTGCCTCATCATATCCTGTACGCCCTGCTAGATTAACTTTGGTTGGTGCTGGCATAGGATTCCCTGCCTCATCATATCCTGTACGCCCTGCTAGATTAACTTTGGTTGGTGCTAAAGGTTGTTGATTTTCTTCTTTTTCAATTTCTGCATATATTTCATAGAGAGTAGAAACTAAATCATATATTCCCCAAACAGATACAGCAAAACCTAATACAGATATTGCGAGTGATAATCCAGCTGTTGGTCCTGCTGCTGCAATTCCTGCGATTTGAAGGCCGATTGCAGCAGCAAATCTATAAAATCCTTTTTCTATTAATTTACTTATGACTTTTCCTGTCCATCCTTTACTAGCAATTTTTTCGCAAATTTCTAGTAATTTTTTTCCTAATTTTTCTTCTATAGGTTTTCCAGTTTTTTGAAAATTTCGTACTGCATTTTTAGTTGCGTTCTGTCCTGTAGTAGCATTGTTGAATGCTTTACCGGCTATCATTCCAGTAGCAGCACCACCCGCAGTCTCAGCAACACTTCCACCAAGATTAGATCCCTGCTTTTTAAATTCTTCGCCATATGAAGTTTTAGAACCAAGAGGAGTACCCGCAGCAGCTGCTGCGGCACGTTCGATTAAATTTGTCATATTCATTCGGATATCACCAGGAATTCTTGATAAATTATCAATTGTCAGGGTTATGGACTCTTTCAATAATGCAAAAGAATTTCCAACACCTATGAGTGAACTCGTAAAAGTTTTCCAATCTCCTTCACCTTTGAAGAATTTACCAATCTCTGTACCCACTTCACCAAAAGATTCTCCAATTTTTCCAAAAGGTATAGAGTCAAAGAATTGTTTAATTATCCAACCAACAACAGCAAAACCTACCAAACCTATAATTCCTAATCCACCAAATACTGCTCCTAAACCAGTAAGTATTCCACCACCAATTGATCCTAAAGAAGATGCTATTCCACTTATAGCAGAACCAATACCAGATAACATTCCTCCACCTAATCCACTCAATAGACTGCCTAATCCTCCTCCACCTGCCGTAGGAGTTGCAGTTGCACTTTTACTAGTTCCTGTATTTTTCTTAAATTGAGATTCATATTGATCTTCACGCTCACCTGCTCTTTTGAAGAACATATCTGATTTTGTTGATGCTTTTCCACCTGATAGTTTTACTAACTTTTGTATATTCATGCGAGTTAGATTCATATCTCTGGCCATTGCAGGCAGAACAATCGTATTCTTAGCAGTGATACGATTATCAGTGGATATTCTGGTTAACTTTTCATTAACTTCTTGTGACACAGCACTATCACCAGAAGAACCTACAGTTGATCCTACATTTCTAACAGAACCAACTGATGATTTTGGCCTATCATTATATTTGTATGCTTTACCAAACATTTTACCAAAAGCAGCACCAGTTAATCCACTCTGTGGTAGAATTCTTCGGATATCAGTTTTCTCTTTACCCCTTTCACCAATAGCAGATACAAGGGCACCAAGTAGTCCCTTGTTCTTTAATTCACTTCTGTAAATATCTGCGAGTCTAGATTCTCTGGCCATTTTCTTTATCTCTTATTAGCTGCTTGTTGTTCCATTTTTTGCTTCTCTTCTTCAAGATACTGCATCAGCATAGTGATATAAATTTCTCGTTCCCAAGGTATCATATTTTCAAGTTCTGTAAGACTATATTTGTGATGCTGCATCAACGCAAAATTAGTCTTATAGTAGTTCCTCAGGTTATCATGATATAGACTTATCCGAAAAAACTTTGGATTCCCTCCAAAGTAATATTTTCTTGATACCCACACTTCGTACACTTATAATCAATTTCTTTTTTCATCTTTGGCATTGTATCAAAGAATTTACGGATGTTCTCTAAATCTTTTTGTTGCATATTATCAATGAATTCTATAATCTCATCTCTTGTATTATCTTTCATATGATAGACAGTATCTTGGTCATATACTTGATCAATAGAAGAATAGATCAAATCCATGATAATTTCACTCTCACTTTTACCTAATGATTTTTGCATTATTTCAAATGTTGGATATTTCATGATAATACCCACTTTATCATTCAACTGAAACTTTGTTGTATGTCCTTCAGTAAGTGTTGGCTTAATTTCCAATACATTGAATGATATACTATTGATATGCCCACAATCTTTCTCTTCATCCTTGTCATTCTTTACTGTGTTATTACACCGATACTTTAATTCTACAAGTTCGGACACTGATCTTGCACGAAGATGCATAAACAGATATTCAAGATCAAATACCGGAAGAGCATCAATATCAATATCACTTAATACGCAGTTTTTTAATACCTGTCGAATAACTTTGACTGTAGATTCTACATCATCATTGTCAGTATTCATCAAAAACAATTTCTGTTCTTTTACTAAAAACGGGCGAAACTGTACTAACTTTCCACTTGAGATTAGCTTCACTTCATAAACCGGTGTATCTATTTTCGGTAACATAATATCCTCACTTTATTAAAATTATAATGCTCTTCCAAATGGAAGCAATTTGTTTAATCCAACCCCAAGCAATTCTGCTGATGCTGCCCCCAAATCATATGTACCCTGATATATGGGTCTATATCTCTGATATGCAAACTGAACACTAAGCCTGTGAAATCCATCATCGGCCCAACTCAATCCTTGTGATGCAATGCCAATAGGAAATGCATCAATTAATTCTACTGCATATATCTGTTTGATAAAATCATCATATTGCACAATTCTTATGGTAGTCATATACCGGGTACTGTTGTTTTTTGGATATCTAAGATTATTTGTATCTGAAGGCATAATTGCTTCCATCCAACGATCAAATAATTTTCTTTCATAGAAGTCATTGGTACACAGAAAGCCTAATGTTGTTTCTGTATATTGTACCTGATACGGAACCTTAAATGTCGGCCCATAGATTTTAGCATCTTGTGTCTGAAGTGTTATACCTGGTAATTCTGCGGTCTCACATTGCATTGAAAGATATCTTGATATTGTAGCATTAGAACCTCTATCTACAGTCTCTTTGCCTAATGCATTATTAATTGCATCAGTAACATCGGTAAATATGGCATTAGGTAAATTGAGTAATTGATCAAGAATACTAGTGGATACAAATTCATTAATATATGATGGAATAGGTAATATCACTTCAAATCTGGATGGTCTTGCAGGACCATCTTTGGATCTCATATGTGATAGAAATGTACTTGGAGTAAATGCCATTAGAATTTTTTCCTTGAGTCTGACCAAACTTTACTTGCTGATGCTTTCACAAAACTTTCAACAGGAAGCATTACTGCAATATCAAATTCATCGGCAGATATCTCCAGAAATCTTGACTGAATGTGAGCATAAAGATATCTCTTGATACATGGAGTTGCTTCAAATGCTCTTGATGCACTTGATAGAAATTGATAACTGATTCTCAGTTTTGTATTTTTATCGTAATTCTTATTTGATGCTGTATCACTCAATTTATCAAGTAAAATGATTCTCTGTTTTGGATGAATATAGTGAAGATTCATACCAAGAAATCCATCCTTATAATTTTCAATAGGAATGACTAATGGGAATCTGTCATAATATGGTAAAGAATCTTTTGTCTTTGGATCATAGAAATAGAAATACATTTTGCCTATGATTGAATTTGTTCTTAGACGATCACGATCTGCCATCAAAGCCCTTGATGTTGGATTCAGGTCTTTGACTTTTTGACGTAGCCAAGTTCTTGACGCATTAGTTCCTGCGGTCAATCCCTCTTTTGCTAATGATGTTTTGATTCTATCTAATAATTTTGCCATTATCTATTTATACTATATCCCTATGTCTTTTTCGGTTAATACTTTGAATTCCCAACCATGTTCTTTACAGAATAAATCAGCGGCTCTCCATTTTTCTTGATTGACTGCATATGTAGCAGCCTCTTGAATAAATCTTTGAGTTTTTCTCTTTTGCACTGGTTTTTGGGTTTGTTTGAGTGGTTTTATCTCAATCACTGATGTTTTTTCTATTCCGGACTTCTGTTTTACACAGATCACAAAATCCGGGAAATAGCGGTGGATCCGTTGGTCAACAGGTGACTTATATCTGATGATGAGTTCCTCTGAGTTCCACCAAACTACATTTGGATTATCATCAAGCCACTTCATAACTCTAAGTTCCCAGCTAGATCGGTAGATAATTCCTGTTGAGTCTCCTCTGTATTTTTTTGGATTCTGAGGAGTAAATCTTCCT